TACATAAACCTATCATTGACTTTCTAGGAAAATCTGATATAAAATGGGAACAAAATGATCTACAGTATCACAGTACTGGAAGTGATTTTTATATAACCTATGAGGAGGTTACAAATGGCTCAGGACAACATGGTATTGTTCGCGAAGAAACTGAAGCTCGAATCTAGATGGAACGAGTTATTTCTTGAAAACAGAGGACAAATTACCGCTGAAATGTCTGTTCTTGGTGATGAGATCAAACAAGTAATTAGATCAATTATCAGGAAACAAGAAGCAGAAGTCCATACTAACGATAAAGATTACGAAGTACATCTTTACGCTGGTTAATTAGGACTTATAAATAGCTAGAATCAATCTTTTAGCCTAGGGATTTCTTGCACTTTTCAATTATTTCATATATAAAATAATTACTATACAAATTAATTAGAATACTGACGCGTATAGTCGACGGCCTAGAGACAGTATTCAAAAACTAGGAGGATATAATTATGGCAAATACTACATTTACAGGACCAGTAGTAGCTTTAAATGGCTTTATTGGTGGACCAAACGTAAACGCAGGTTCAACTCGTGCTAACGACACTGAACAAGGTGGAAACCTTCCATTCATAGCTTCTGCTGGTAATGTAACTACATTATCTACAACAGGTGGAACTAGAACTTTATTAGCTACAGCTAATGAAGGTGTTATTGCATATGTTAAAAACGGTGCGAATGGAACTTCTGTTTCTTGCTATGTGTTTTCAGATGGAGCTCAATGGCTTCAATTGAATGACCCAACAAGTACAGTTGCGTAATAAATAATATCGTGGGCCTTCGGGCCCACACAATTTTAATAGGAGAAAAACTATGGCAAGTAAAGGCGACGTAAAAGCAGTCCAAATTACAACAGCAGCTCAAGTATTTGGTGGTAGAACTAGATTAAGAGGAATTATTCTATCTGCTAATAGTACAACAGCTGTGGGATCTGTAACTTTACAAGATATAAATGGAACTCAGTTTACAGCAGATGTTCCTCCAGGAGATGTATTTTCATTTAATCTTCCTGAAGACGGTATTTTGTTTGAAAGTGGAATGACTTGCAGTGCAATCACAAGTGCTAAAGCAACTGTATTGATTGATAAATAGGAGTCTAGATGGCAACTTCTGGAACAACAACTTTTGAATCAAGTTTTTATATTGATGATGTAATCACTGAAGCATACGAAAGATTAGGTATGTTTGATTATTCGGGTAATCAAATAAAAACAGCAAGACGTTCTTTAAACATTATGTTTCAAGAATGGGGTAACAGGGGTTTACATTTTTGGGAAGTAAAAAATAATTCTATTACATTAGTTGATGGTCAATCAACTTATACAATGTATAGATCAACAGCAGATGGTACTTCAGATGCAACAGCAGTATATGGTGTTGATGATATTTTAGAAGCAGTTTATAGAAATTCTTCTGGTGTTGATTTTTCTTTAACTAAAATTAATAGATCGACTTATCAAGGTCTATCTTCTAAAACACAAGAAGGAACTCCAACACAATATTTTGTACAAAGATTTATAGATAAAATTACAATCACTTTATATTTAACTCCCGGAAGCACAGAAGCCGGAAACTTATTAAATTATTATTATGTTAGCAGGATTCAGGATGCAGGAGCCTATACAAATAATGCAGATGTTCCGTATCGATTTGTACCTTGTATGGTATCTGGACTTGCATATTATTTATCACAAAAATTTAAACCAGAATTAGTTCAACAAATGAAAATGCTTTATGAAGATGAATTACAAAGAGCTTTACAAGAAGATGGTTCTTCATCTAGTACTTTCATAACCCCTAAAACTTATTATCCAAATGTCTAGATCAAACGGTAAATATGCACAATTTATTTCTGATAGATCAGGTATGGCTTTTCCATATAAAGAAATGGTTGTGGAATGGAATGGTGCTAGAGTACATATTTCTGAATTTGAACCTAAGCAACCACAATTAGAACCTAAACCAACTGTTGCAGATCCACAAGGTTTGCAATTTGCAAGACCGGCAAGAGTCGAGCCACCAGTTTTAATTTTATTACAAACAAATCCCTTTCAAACAATTATTTATAGTGGTACTACTTATGTCAATGTCTATTCACCTAATCATGGTCGATCAAATGGAAATATAGTTCGATTTAGAGGACCAACTAATGCAAGTGGCTACGATAATGTTCCATCTTTTAATGGAGTAACTGATATTAGTAATACTAATGGATTTACAATTACAGTTGGAAAAATTGATGGAAGTGGTATTGTATCAGATACAACAAATTATTTTTATTTTGCTAGTACCGACACAGCTACAACTAGTGGAATTAGTGGAGGAGGAGATGGTTGCACAGCTGGCCCTGTGAACCTACAAGGATAATGACATACGCAGAACTAGTACAAAAAATTAGAGATTACACAGAAACAGATTCAAATGTTTTAACTGCAACTATTGTTGATGGTTTTATTGAAAATGCAGAATTTAGAATTTTTAGGGATGTTGATTCTGATAATAACAGAAGATATGCAACTGCTAATTTGATTGCTTCACAAAGATTTATAGATGTACCTGCTGATTTATTAATAATTAGATCTGCTCAGATTGTAGATGGTGGCTCTGGTGGAACTAGAAATTTTTTAGAATATAGAGATACCAGTTTTATGTCAGAATATAACTCTACTGGAGCAACTGGAGAGCCTAAATACTACGGTATGTGGGACAAAGATACTATTGTTTTGGCTCCTACACCTAGTTCAAATTATGAAATTCAATTAAATTATATCTTGAAAGATCCAGGTTTATCGAGTACAAATACAACAACATACCTAAGTAAGTATTTTCCCAACGGACTTTTGTATGCATGTTTAGTCGAAGCTTACAGCTTCTTAAAGGGACCAAACGATCTCTTGCAATTATACGAAGGAAAGTATAAACAAGTAGTAGAAGGTTTCTCAATTGAACAAATGGGAAGACGAAGACGAGACGAATATCAATCAGGTGTTCCTCGAGTCGGAGGAAAATAAGGAGATAAACTATGGCTATAACACAAGCGATTGCAAATGCGTTTAAGAAACAATTACTAGAAGGTGATGCAAATTTTGCTTCTGGTGGTGATAAGTTTAAATTAGCTCTTTATACTTCTTCAGCAACTCTAAATTCAGCGACTACTGCTTACACAGCTTCTAATGAAGTTGGTGACAGCGGTGCTTATTCAGCTGGTGGTGGAGATCTGACAGGTCAAACTACTTCAATTGCATCAGGTGTTGCAATTGTAGACTTTGCAGATTTATCATTCACTGGTGTAACGTTGACAGCTAGAGGAGCTTTAATCTACAACACATCTTCTGCAGTTACTAATGCAGCAGTTGCAGTTTTAGATTTTGGAGGAGATAAAACAGCTACATCAGGAACTTTCACAGTACAGTTTCCAGCATTTACTACAGCGGCAGCTATATTAAGAATCTCTGGCTAATAGGAGGTTTAAATGGCATTGGTTGTAAATGATAGGGTTAAAGAAACCTCTACCACTACTGGTACAGGTACATTTGATCTAGATGGAGCGGCGTTAGGATTTGAAACATTTGTTTCAGGTATTGGTAATGCTAATACAACTTATTATTCTATTGTAAATGAGAATGGTGAGTTTGAAGTAGGACTTGGTACAATTACAGATGCTGCAACCGACACTTTATCAAGAGATACAATTTTATCATCATCAAATAGTGATGCTGCAGTAAATTTTTCTGCGGGCACTAAAGATGTTTTCTGTACCCTTCCTGCATCTAAAGCAGTCATACTAGATTCAAGCGGAAACATTGTTGCAAACAATGGATCTAATTTAACAAATTTAAATGCATCAAATTTAGCTTCAGGTACAGTTCCTGATGCTAGGTTTCCTGCAACTCTTCCAGCTATAAGTGGTGCAAACTTAACAAATTTAGATGCTTCGGATTTAGCTTCAGGCACAATACCTGACGCAAGATTCCCTGCTACACTTCCTGCAATTAGTGGAGCTAATTTAACAAACTTAGATGCAGATGATTTAGCTAGTGGAACATTACCAGATGCAAGATTTCCAGCAACCCTCCCTGCAGTTAGTGGAGCTAATTTAACATCTTTAAATGCAACTAACATTGCTTCAGGAACTTTAGCGTCAGACAGATTACCTACGGTTCCAACAACAAAAGGTGGAACTGGATTAACTACAATTGGAAGTGCAAACCAAGTTCTTGCAGTCAATGGAGCTGGAACTGCTTTAGAATATCAAACTCCAACTACTGGAGATATTACAGGTGTTACAGCAGGAAATGGTTTAACAGGTGGTGGAACTACAGGCGACGTTACATTAAATGTTGGAGCAGGCGCTCTTATTGATGTTACTGCAGACGCTATCGATGTAGATTTATCAGAATTAACTACTTCTACTTCAGATGCAGACGGAGATTTTTTCGCTGTAATTGATTCAGCAAATGCTCAAAAGAAATTAACAAAAGCAAATATTAATATATCAGGATTTAATAACGATAGTGGATTTACTACAAACACAGGAAC